AGTTGCCTCAAGTGCAGGAGCTGCTGCGCCACCAGTCAGATATGTTGCACCAAGTGCAGCAGCCACAGGCGCTAAACCGCCACCTATCTCTGCCATTGTTGAGCGTACAGGATACTGCTCACCATATTCCTTGAGTCCAGCCCTGACGCGGGAAAGCATCTGCTCGTATTGAGGACCGCTAATAGCGCCAGCCCTAAACGCTGCTTCTATCTCGTCAGCAGTATTGAATGTCAAACCTTGTAGGAATGGTCCTGCAATGGTTGAAGGGATAGGAGCACCGCCAGCCTTGGTTGCGGTTTTAATCGCTTGCTCATAGCGTGATATAGAAAATCCCTCAGACTTTAAGTAGGAGGCAACCATCTCAGGTGACTGACCTTGCTGCTGCAAGGTTTTGACATTTTGCTGGACGCGTTCAATATTTGTATCAGCCATCTGTAACCTCTACTCGTTTGGTTTTCTTAGATTAAATCTCTGCCACCACTCTTGACGAGTCTGCGGAATGTTTGTTGTGGTTGCGCCACCAATGATCTGCTCTGGTGTCTGTACACGCTTGAATGGATCGAATACAACCTGATTAGGATCAAGTTTGTAGTTCTTTGCGACATCTATGTATCTTGCCATCAAGTCGTTAGACATGACGCGCTGAGACTCAACAATATTTCTAGCTTGTTGCAAGAAATCTGTTCTAACTTTTTCGCCTAAACGCTCACCACTTAAAGCCTTGTTGTACATATTGCGTACCGAATCAGGTACGCTTCCAGCGTTCTGAGCAGTAGCGAATTCACCCTCACGCACAACCGAGCCAGGATCGAGCACCTTCATAAAACCATAAACCAAAGCAATGTCACCAGCAGGTGACGGGTTCTTCGCTGCGGTTTCAATCTTTTGATACGCTTGACCCAGTTCAACATAAGGCTTGACTTGCGCTTGAAATTCACCACGCAAGTCTTTCTCATTAGAGAATATCTTAGGTTGCGCTGGAATGATCTGTACTGCTCCACCAGCCATAGGCGCTGCTTGAGGTGCGCCAGCACCAGCAGCAGGTACAACGGCACTAGGTGCTGTACTAGGTGCGCCAGAAGGGGCTGGAGCGCCAGCAGGACGAGGAGCACCACCTACACCGCCACCTCCACCACCAATTTGGAAATAGCCACTCTCAGCACCACCAACAATTTGAGGTGCAAGAGTCTTACCAAAACTTGTACCTGCTGGAACTTTATCTTTATCCATAAATGTAATTAAGCCACCCCTATCGACTTGGATAAGTTCTCTTGCTGGTCCAAATCCTTGAACAGTTCTAAATGTGCCGTCACTCATTTGATTGACTAGTATTTGCTTACCTTCAGAGTCAGTAACCTTGATTGGCGCTCCCATTGGTTTCTCTATTGGAGCAAATTGTCCAGAGACAGGGATAAATTGACCACTCTTTGTACGCTGCACATACTCGCCAGATGCGGTTTTAAAGATATCTCCAGTAACTTCTTCTCTTGGCTTAATCTTTAGGGCTGACTCTAAATACTTTGCTGCAATGTCTGGATATCCTGATCTTTCAGCAATCATGTATTTATTCATTGCGTCTTGATACAACATATCTTGCTGAGACATTCTTTGCGTAGGCGCTTGCACTTGTTGACCGATTAAGTTTGCACGCGCAACGGTAGGACCAGCAGGTAGACCCTCCATAGATATGGCTTGATCTGGCGTGATCGTCGTGACTTCACCACCACCACCCATTTGCGGTTGCATTTGTTGCGTTTGCAACGCCTTGCGGAAGTCTTCCATACGCTTGGCTTCCATTAGTTTCTGTCTTGTCAACAAACTCTGCACAGCACCTTGCTGTGCTTGCTGGTAACCCTGAGCACCTGCTTGCAAAGCACCGCCAAGTGCTTGACCTAAAGAGATAGGGGTACGGCTTGGACCGCCAGCCTGTAAGAGCGCTGCTGCTGCTTGCAGCAACGCTTGGTTTCTAATTCCACTTTGCTGGTCAGCGCTTAGATAGTCTTCTAGACCAGTACCGCCACCGCCAAAGAGTAAACCACCAAAGTCTTGTATTGCCATGATCTACCCCTTAACCTAAGAATCCAAGCAGACCGCCTAGACCAGCACCGTAGCCAGCGTACTCGCTACCAAACTCTTTGCCACCAATCAATGATCCAAGTTGAGCGCCACCTAAAGCACCGCCAAACGCTGATGCAGATGGGTTTCGATAGATTGGTGTTGAGGTGCTTTCACCGATTCTTGCTGGTTGCAAACTTAGTGCTCCTTGAGCCACATTCAAGCGCTCTAGACCTAAGTTGCGAGCTGCATCGAGTCTTTGTTGCTCGTACTGCTGCATCATTTGTTGCTGCGATAGACCTAAGTTCTGAGCCTGTGCAAAGCCAGTCTGACGAAGTTGTGCAACGGCATTAGTTGCATTGCGTAACGCTGCCTCATCAACCAGCGATCTGGTTACGCCTTGGCGTGTACCGCCAAAGGCTTTGGCTGCTGTGGCTGCTGCGCCTTCAGCAGATATTTGACCTTGGCGAGCACGCTCAATGTCACCCAAAGTTCCTTGGATAACTTGTTGCTCATAGGGGTTCATGTACTTCTGAACCATACCAAGGTTGTACTCAGCATAAGGAGCAAACTGTCTAGTGCCTAAGCCAGCAGCCGTTGCTCTGGCTTCCTCTAGGTTGCGTAGATATGCAGCCTTCACATCTGGATCAATGCTAGTCGTTGCGGTGCTTGATGTTGGTGTGCTTCCACCCAAAGCCTTTGCAGCCGTTAAGCCAAGACTTGCTGCTTGTAGTGCATTTGCTGGATTAGCCGTAGCCCAATTAAGAGCACCGCCAATTAAACTTGGTTGAGTAGCATTGACTGCTGCCTGAGCTGCTGCTGCGCCTGTTGCACCGCCTATACCGCCAGCAGTTAAACCACCTCCAGCACCAGTAGCAGCCATATCGCCTAATGCTGTACCAAAACCAGCATCTGTAACGGCAGACGCTGGGACTGTGCTACCAGCAGCATTCATATATGCACCAATCTCTGGTGCGTAGTAGTAACCGCCAGCAAGTAATGCTGCCGTAGTCCAACCATTAGGACCAAGCGTATCGCGCACGCCCTGATCGATGCTCACGCCAATATCGCTCACGGTGTCAATAGCACCCTGACCAATATCACCAATACTGCTAACTACATCTCCAACGACTCCACCCATATCATCTCCCTTGTCACACCTTGTTGGTGTAGATAAAAGCCTTCGATCCGTCCAATAGTGATATTTGACATTTCTCAGACCAGCCAAATGACTTGGCAAATCTTGCAAGTTTGATGTCATCTTCGCGTATTAGCGCGTAGATAGGCTTCCCAATTAAATCCTCCACAAGAGCAAAGTCCCTATGACAACCTCTTTTGACTTCAGCCGACCACTTCTTTATGTCGATATGAAACCATAAAAGACCCTCAAAGAACTCCAAGTAAAAGGTGTAATCCTCTCGGATACACACAGGTACTTTCCCCGCCCTTAATTCTTGATCCAATTCTAAGTCACCGTTTGCCCATTGCGACAACATCAAATCGGTTAACGCCAACGCGCCAGTCCTCTAAGACATTGCCCGTGTACCTGACCTTGACCTGTCTGGCAGCGAACCTCACATCTGTGGGTTGAGCTGCTGCATACGGTCCATAAGTCGTCTCAGTCGCCATCGGATACATCCGAGTCTTGAAGGACACAACGACCTCGCCTAGCGTTTGCTCGTCTGGGATAACCCGACGCACAGACATGATGTTGTCGCCAGCACCAATCTCGTAAGGACCAGACTCAGCGAAGGGGACAGCGCTGTCATAGGCGTAGCCGACTTCGTGCTCGTAGATGTAGCCGTCAGTTGAAATCATCAAAGGATTGGTGAATACGCCTCTGTCAGTTCCAGCAGTACGAGCCAAACTACCAATAGCCCAATGCCCTTCGCGGTAGTTGTAGACGACATAGGAGTCGTTTTCATTGCTGGCGCTAGACGGGTAAAACCAGATGATCTCGCCATATTTACTATTGTGGACAGCGTAGACCTTGCTTGACTGGTTGTAGTTGATGTTCTGGAAGATGTAGTCGCCAACATCCGACACCAAGGGCTTGACATATCCGTCGTACACCCAGAAGCCTGACTTAGACATCCAGATGGCTGCGGTATCAATGGCTGCGACAGCCTGTGATGAGATCACGCCACAACCTGATCCTGCCTTCTCAAAGGAGTAGACATAAGGCAGACCAATGTATGTCGCCACATGGACATCGACATCGGTAAACAAAAGATTGATACCCCTGACGCGCTTACCGCACTTCAGAGAGCCGACAGAGTTGATCTCAAAGCTACCTGCCTGATTCGTTGCGGATGGTGTCCAGACGGTATTGTTTTCTTGATCGCACCACGCCACAAGTCTAGGATTACCAGAAGCACCAAGTCCAAAGACAAAGCGCTCTGCCGTCGTCATCACAGCCTCGCAACCAGTTGGCGCGTTAGTAATCGCCACCGCCAATGTTGGCGTGGTAAAGCCTAACTGCCACTCAAGGAGCTGACCATCTGAACTTGAGCACGCAACCAAATACTCGCCCCATGAGTCCATTGACCAAGTTGTCGCTGGGATTATTCCTCCCAAGTCTGGACGCGCCACACCGTAAGCGAAGTCCCCATAAGTACCGTAGCCGTAACCAGTCTTTAGCGTTGCGTCTGTAATGCCGTTTGTGAAGGTTGTAGGCGTGATGTCTTTCAAGACTCCAGCCTCGCTCATTGCGTATAGTTTTGTTGGAGTTCCAGCAGCAATATAACGAGTATCGGAATTAGTACGCCAAGTCAACATCCCACGACTGACACCAGTCATTTGTGAGGTTGAGCGCTTACGCCACCCACCCCAAGGTCTCAATGTGTTCTCAAACCAACGCACAAGGTTTGAGTCGTACCAGCGCCCCGCAGACTGGTACTCAGTACCGTTGCGGTAAACGCCAGCAGGGATTTTGATTGGTACGAGTGCCATAGGTCAATTATGCTGAAAGATTGGACACAAAGGTAACCGTCGCAATGACAGACGGTATAGATGGTCTTGTTGGCGTGGAGCTGGCAGCGTAGTGCTCAATGTATGCACCAACATCTGAGGTGTGCCACATGAGTTCAACATAGTCGTTTGTGTCAAGACTTACAAAGAAATTCATTGCACCGATAAGGTGAAATGGGTTTCCCGCACTCTTTCGTGGTGCTAGTCCAAAGCGTGAATTCGACTTGTCGATGTTTGTGCCGTTCTTGCGAAACCAGATGTCAATATCATTCGACGCACTCGTCGTGTTTACTAACTGCACGCTGAACTGAATGTTATAAATTCCAGACTGAGACACATTGAGTCTTGACGAGTTAGACAAGGTTACGCCATTGTTGAAGTCAGTTGTGTCGAAGGTTATGGCATAGGCAGTCGTCGTATTGGCTGCCGTTTGGTCTGTGCCGTCTTGGAATGCCCCGTAAGGCATATTGATAAACCTCCCACCCCGTGGTGACGCAAGGGACTGCAAGGCATTTGTCAACTTCAAGAAGAAGGTGCGCAAAGCACCATTCGTCTGCGCAACAGTCAGACGGTCATACCGATCCTGCGGATTAGGCAGATCGGGTACGGCTGGAGTCTGGAGTTGCTGGTAGAAGTTCGTCATAGAGCCTTGTTGTATTCGTCTTGCGTGAGTAAGCCAATGGCGTATTTGTTTTGAGGTCTGAAGATGGTCAGTTTCTGCTGACGCATTGCTGGCGCAAAGGAGATGTGAGTCCAGCCCTTATCGCCAAACTCATGGATCATCTGGTCAAACTTGATACCTGCTGCGTCAATAGCCTTACAGACCTCTAGTGGAGTGCCAAAGCCTCTACACACAAAGTCAATAGCCCAGCCGTCCATGTGCGAGCTGATCTTCGATCCACCCACCGCCACATTGACTTCTGGCAGTCGAATCCATGAATTGATGTTGATTGGTTTTCCAAGCAATGCCCTGACCTTCTCCATGCCAGCAGCAGCCGTCTTCATGTTCTCCAGTTGCTGTGCGTCTGGCTGGTTGCTTATACCGAGCCTTGTGGCGGTATCAGAGTG